TCTGAAGGAAGTTTAAGTGCATCTCAAGATGAAATGAGTTCATTGAGTTATAATCTTTCTGCAACTGGCGATACACCGATCACTTATGCTCTTGCTGCAGGCAGTTCACTCCCTGGTGGAGTCTCTCTTGCTGCTAACGGATTGATCAGCGGAACAATCAGTTCACCTTCTGGAAATACAACAACCTATACGTTTAGTGTTGTGGCGACTGATGCTCAGAATCAAGATTCAACAAGACAGTTTACAGTTACTACTGCAACTGGAGAAGGTGTATTGTTTGCCAATAACGTTCTATTGATTCATGCAGATGGAACAAATAATGGCAACAATCATGCGTTTGTAGATTCTAGTAATAACAACTTCACAATCACAAGAAATGGTAATGCGACTCAAGGAAGTTTTTCTCCGTTTAGTCAAACTGGATGGAGTGCATATTTTGATGGAACTGGTGATTATTTGAGTTTCGGTGCCAGCGGAAATACAGCATATGATATTGTATCTGGAAATTTCACAGTAGAATGTTGGATTTATGATCAAGGTTCTGGTGCTGAAAGATATATCTTTAGTAATAGAGGTGCTAGTAGTGGTTGGGAATTGAGAAAAAATTCAACAAATCTGTTACAGTTTTTCTTTACTGGAGGAAGTTCACTTACAAGCACATCAACAATAACTTCAAATAAATGGACGCATGTAGCTGTCACAAGAAATGGAAACACTGTTAGAATTTTCATAGACGGTGTTTTAGATGCAAGTTCTACATTTGCAGATGGAAGTTCTGGTGTAGCATCATCATTGTATATCGGATATGGAACAACAGGTGGTGGATATTTCTTGGGGAATATTTCTAACGCAAGAATTATAAAAGGCAATGCTCTTTATACTGCTACATTTACTCCACCAACATCAGCACTAACAGCTGTCGCAAACACATCATTACTTACACTTCAATCAAATCGCTTTATCGACAACTCTACAAATGCATTTACCATCACTCGCAATGGCGATACTTCTATTCAAGCATTCTCTCCATTCGCACCAACAGCTGCATATTCAACTGCTAATGTGGGTGGTAGTGGATATTTTGATGGTACTGTAGACAATTTAGTAATAACTAATCCAGGATCTCCTATGGATTTCGGAACTGGTGATTTTACTATAGACTTTTGGGTATATTCTACAGTCGCAGGAGCACAAAGGACAATCATCTCTTCTAATAATGCATCTTGGGAAACTGGTTCTGCAGTTATAAGTGGAACTGGATCAGGAGATGGTCTTAGAATGAGAATGGGAGTGAACGGAACAGTTTCTATTGCAGATCCAAATGATTTTGAATTGAATACTTGGAACTATTACATGTTCACAAGATCTGGGACAAATTTTAATTTATATAAAAATGGCACTAGAGTTGCAACATCATCTGGATCTGGAACTGTAAATTTTGGTAATAACAATGGAACTAAAATTGGTGGAGGCACTTGGGATGGTGCAAGTTCGTATATCACTGGATATATTTCAAATGTTAGAGCAATAAAAGGAACAGCACTCTTTACAGGTGCAAGTTGCGATGTTCCAACATCACCACCAACAAATGTTGCAAATACATCTTTACTTTGCAACTTCACCAACGCTCAGATCTTCGATCAAACAGCCAAGAACGTGCTTGAGACTGTCGGCGATGCTAAAGTGAACACTGCGATCAAGAAGTATGGAACAGGGTCGATGTATTTTGATGGAACTGGAGATTATTTAAAAACAAGATACTTAAATCTATTTCATCCATATCAAGGAGAATATACTGCAGAAATGTGGGTATATCCTGTTTCATTTCCTAGCGGAGGAACAGCAAGCAGTAGATATGGTGCTTTATTAGTGCAACAAGATTTAGGGACTAACATTGATTGGGGGTTGGGTTTTAATACCAGCGGACAATTAGTCTACACATATTGGAATGGAAGTGCGACTGTTCAATTAACAAATTCAGGTCCAACTTTAGTTGCAAACACATGGAGTCATGTTGGATTTACATATACTAGCAGTGGCATTTCTATGTTTGTAAACGGACAAGTTGGCGCAAGAACAGCAACTAGCGGAACTCCAACCAGCGGTTCTTCTTCAGTATTTGTTGGTATTGAAGGAAGAACAGGTGGAAGTGAACTTTATTATAACGGTTACATCGACGACCTTCGTATCACCAAAGGCATCGCTCGCTACGTGCAAAACTTTACTCCACCAACTGCAGCCTTTTTAAATAAATAATAAAAACATCGGAATAAATCAATGGCACAACCAGCATCAAGAACAGAACTAAAAGATTATTGCCTCCGCAAACTCGGGTGTCCAGTAATCGATATCAACGTCGACGATGATCAATTAGATGATCGTATCGACGACGCACTTCAATTGTTTCAGCAATACCATTATGATGGTACTGAGCGCACGTGGCTTGCTTATCAATTGACAGCTGGAGATATTGCGAACAAGTATATACAATTAGCAGATTCGATTATCGGTGTCTCGAAAGTATTTCCATACACTGGATCAACTCAATCTTCAACTTCCTCAGCTGGATTTAATATTTTTGATATTAATTATCAATTGCGACTCAACGATTTTTATAATCTCACATCCTCTTCATATACTTACTATGTGATTGCAAGAGAGCATCTATCAATGCTCGATATGATTATCACTGGCGAATATCCATATACCTATAATAAGAAAACGAATCGATTAAATTTGCAAATTAATATGAACAATCGTTTTTATCCTGGAAACTATATGGTATTTGAATGTTTCCGAGTTGTAGATCAAGAAGTGTACAGCAAAGTTTTCAATGATATTTGGCTTAAAGAATATACTGCACAATTATTCAAACGCCAATGGGGTGAGAATTTAAAGAAGTACGGTAACTATACACTTCCAGGTGGTCTTGTAATCAATGGTCAAGACATTTGGAACGAAGCAGTTCTAGCCATCGAAAAGTTAGAAGATAAACTTCGTGACGTATACGAAGAACCAACTCCATTTTTGGTAGGATAACTGATTAATGGGAACAAGTGTATACTTTAATAATGGAGCTGCAAGTAAAGAGCAGTTCTTAATCGAAGACATGGTGATTGAATCAATCAAAAACCATGGTATCGACATTTACTATTTGCCAAGAGATTCACAATCATCAATTGATGAATTATTTGGTGATGATCCTGTCAAGTCATACACTTCAGCCTATCCAATGGAAATGTATCTCGAAACATTTAATGACTTCGAAGGTAATCAAGAATTCTTTAGCAAATTTGGTCTTGAGGTTCAAAAGACTGCAAGATTTGCGGTCGCTAGAAGAACTTTTGAGAAATATTTGCCAACGGCTTTGCGCAATTCTCCAAAAGAAGGCGATCTAATTTATATTCCATTTATGTACAAATTGATGGAAATTAAATTTGTTGAGCAAGAAAAAAACTTCTTCCAGCTCGGCAGAGGCGCAAAGCGCAGCGGCGGTGTTGATACTCGTTTATATCCATACATGTATGGAATTGATGCAGAATTATTTAAATTCAACGGTGAGATGTTAAACACTGGTATTGAAGAAATTGACGGAATCGCTGACTTTAAATCATATGGTGTCAAATACACAATGGCTGCTGGTGGACTTGACACTTACGAACCACATGAAATCGTTTATCAGGGCGCATCACTTGGTGCTGCAACAGCAACAGCATATGTGTCACATTGGGATTTACCAACTCGACAACTAACACTAAGAAACATCAAAGGATCATTTACTGCAAATGTATTAGTGACTGGTGTGACAAGTGGTGGAAGATGGACATTAAGTTCAGGTAATGTAATGCAGGATGCAAATGATGCAATTGAGGATAATGTTTTGATTGAGCAAGAAGCTGATAATATCATTGACTTCACAGAAATTAATCCGTTTGGTGAACCATAATGTTATCACAAACGCATTTTTATCATCGAATTACTCGAAAAATGGTTGTTGCATTTGGAACGATGTTCAATAACATTCGCCTTGTTCGATATAATAAAGCAGGCACAACTGAGATTGAAAGAATCAATGTGCCGTTGATGTATTCGCAAAAAGAAAAGTTTTATCAACGTATAACTCAAGATCCAAATTTAAATCAGCCAGTTCAAATCACTCTACCAAGAATGAGTTTTGAATTGACATCAATATCATATGACCCTTTGCGCAAAAGAAGTTTATTCACAGAAAGTTTCTCACCAGAGTCATCAACCACAGTAAAGTCACTCCGCACAACGCCATATAATTTTGATTTTGTATTAAACATATATGTTAGAAATACAGAAGATGGTACGCAAATTGTAGAACAAATTCTACCATATTTCAATCCAGATTATAACATGACTATCGATATGGTTGGATTAACTGATCAAAAAGTTGATATTCCATTTATTCTAAATGATATTCGCTATGATGTTGATGATTTGGGAACAGGTGAAACAACACGTGTTCTTGTTTGGTCGCTTACGTTTACTGCAAAAGGTTATATGTTTGGTCCAATCGTCTCGCGCAACATTATTCGCAAAGTTACTGCAAATACTTTCAATAGCACGCTTGAGTTTGATGGATCTAGATTAATCACGGTTGCAAACACTGGCGGTCAAGGCACATTTAAACTTGGTGAGTTGATTTATGAGGGTCGTCAATTAACATCAGCAAACGCAACTGCATTCGTTGAGTCGTGGGATCCAGATACATTTAGATTAGTTGTAAATGATGTAAACGGAACTCTCACTGCTGGTAGATATATTTTCGGTGCTGTATCAAATGCATCGTACAACGTTGCAAGTTTTGGTGTGAATGATCTTCAATTAAGTAAACTACAAATTGTACCAACACCGAACACGGCTGGTCCAAATACTGCATTTGGATTTGATGAATTAATACAAGAGTTTCCAGGCATAACTTGATATGAGTGACGTTGATAATAAATTAAGTGATATTCTAAACACCGATTACATTCCTGTAGTGAAAGAAGATAAACCAATCACAATTCATCAGGATGATGGTGAAAATCCAGACGCAAATTATTCTCGTGCAAACTATTATAATCTAATAGAAAAAGGCAACGAAGCACTTGATGGTATTCTAGAAGTCGCTAAAGAATCACAGCATCCACGTGCATATGAAGTCGCTGCGAATATGATTAAAAATCTCTCTGACGTCACAGAGAAACTAATGATTCTTCAAAAGCAGCAACAAGATTTAAAACCAAAAGAAGAACAAGCCACACAAACGAATATTTCAGTGGACAAAGCAGTGTTCGTTGGATCAACTGCAGAATTATTGAAACAACTTAAGAATGAATCTAACTAGTAGACTTAAAAATTATCTTGGCAATCCACGTTTAAAACGTGTGAATATGCCAATGCAACTTACAGAAGATCAAGTTCGTGAGTTTGTTAAATGCGCAAAGGATCCAACATATTTTATTGAAAACTATGTAAAGATCATTACGTTGGATAAGGGGTTTGTTCAAATTGAACTTTACCCTTTTCAAAGACAAGTTGTCAATGATATCAATGATAATCGCCGTGTAATTGTGAAAGCAGGTCGTCAGGTTGGTAAGACCACGATCATTGTCGGTTACATTCTATGGTACATTCTTTTTAATCAAGACAAAACAGTCGCGATTCTTGCAAACAAAGCAAGTACGTCTCGTGAAATTCTTGCTCGTATTAAATTGGCATATGAAGCATTGCCAATGTGGATTCAGCAAGGCGTTAAAGTTTGGAACAAAGGTGACATTGAATTAGAAAATGGATGCCGTGTATTGGCTAACTCTACTGCATCAAGCGCGATCCGTGGTTTCTCTATCTCGCTTCTATACCTTGACGAGTTTGCATTCGTACCAAGTAACATCGCTGAAGAATTCTTCACATCCGTTTATCCAACGATTTCTTCTGGTACGACTTCCAAGATTCTTATTTCTTCAACGCCGAATGGTATGAATCACTTTTATAGAATGTGGACTGAAGCCGTTGAAGGTCAAAATGGATTTACTCATGTTGAAGCAAATTGGCGTCAAGTGCCTGGAAGAACGCAAGCATGGGCTGATGAACAGCGCCGTGTTCTTGGCGAGCAAAAGTTTCTTCAAGAAATGGAATGCGA